CGCGAACCAGTCGTTGTCCGGGAAGAGGTCGCGCTTTAAGCGGGTCACCCACTGCTCGATCCACCGCCGACCGATCGGGAAGTAGGTGTTGGTGCGGCCCCGGTAGCCCTGCACGTCGTGCCGGAGCGACCAGATCCGATAGTAGCGAAGCCACCGATCCCGGAGAATCATCCGCTCGGTGCGGACGAGATTCACTAGCGGGCACAGCTCCTGGCGGATCCGCGCCTGTATCTCCGGATCGAGTGCGAGGTTGACCGGCGGGCCACCGCGAGCCGGTGACAATTCGATGTCGTCGCGTGCCCCGGCAGCCCCTCTGGCCATCTCGGGGCGTGCCGTCTACACCAAGCCGGGCGGCATGCCTATCCCACCCAACCGAAAAGGGGCGGGGGGCGCGCCGGGCGGATGGTGGGCACCCGACGCGCCGTCGGGAAGCAGTGGAGAGAGTCCAAGTCTACCAAGCGCAATCTTGCTTGGCAATTGCCTGCAGCTTCACCATCCACTCGGCGGTTGCGCCTTGGATGTTGTCGTTCAGATAGCGGGTCGCATCCACCACATCCTTATAGGGATGCGTCGGTAGCGGCTTTCCGGTTTTGCCATGACGGGCGAAGCCACCCGCCAGCGCGCTATGCAGGATCGGGCACCGAGGCGATACGAGAAAGGCGGGAGACGGCTCGGGCTCGCTCGGCACCATCACCCGCCGCAAGAGCCGCTGCCGGAGCTGCTCGTAGGATAGCTCCCCGCGGCCGGCGAAGGTCTGCAGCACGATGCCACTCTTCAAGAGTTCACGGCGGATGCTCCCCAGCTCCATCTCGTGGAGCGCTTCCGGGTCGCCGGCATCGAAGCACGGGCCGGGAGCGCCGAGCAGGTCAACCGTCATTGCCTTGGTCGCTTCGATCTGCGCCGAGAGGCTCGAGTGCTCGAGCACCAATTCTCCAACCATCAGAAGGCGGCCCCAGGCATCCACCTGTGCAAAGACGGTCGCTGGGCAGACCTGCCCGAAATCCCACCCCCGGAGCATCCGGCCCGACGGGTTCACCGTGACCTCACGGCGCATGAGTGCCGGCACGTACTCCGGCAGGACGGGGTCGCCACCCCCCAGGTCCCAGCAGATTTCGAACTCGCGTTGCCACCCGCGCGGCGGCATGCCGCGCATGGCTTCCCGCTTCCACTGCGGATCGCGTTTTTGCGGATCGGCGCTGTAGTGCACCTCGACAACGTGCACGCCATTGCGCGGGCATTCCCATTCGGTGACGCCGTGGAGCGGCTGTGCCGCCTTCGTGCGCGGGTCGGGCCGCTCTGCGAGCGAACTACTCGATAAAAATGGCATGCTAGTATTTCACGCCATTATTTTGCAGATTTGACAATTCACGCCGCTTGTGGTATAGTAACACATAGGAGGTAAACACATGGCGTATTTAGTCATGCCGACACTCGGCGAACCAACAACTTGCAATGAACCCTGCACACATACCGACTGCGCAATCACACGCAGCATCGTGAACAAAGCCTGCGAGGCATGCGGAAAGCCCGTAGCTCCCGGAGACCGATTCGTACTGGCGAACCCCGGCTATCTCGTCGAGCATCTGGGCTGCCAGCCATAAGGACCGCGCAACTCGTCGGGTCACTCATTCGGCTTGGGTGGCCCGACGGGCTCCTCTTCCTCTTCCTCTTCGTCGTCAGGTGGCAGATGCTCTTCCTCGTCCTCGGGCGTGCGATGCATCATCGGTTCCCCCTCTATTCGGTTGCTTCCGGATCGTCGGGCAGCTCAACATCCCCGTGGCCGCAGTCCGCTTCCTCGAGCGCATCGTCTGCCTGCCCCGGGTCCATCTCTTCGTCGTTCTCCATCATTGGCTGCCCTCCGTCTTGATCTGGTTTGCCAGCGTCATGCAGGACGGGATCGACGACTGCACCGCCGCGGGTACGGTCCGGACCTCGTTCATGCACGCCTGCGCATTCATGACGTCCTGCACCGTGATCTGATGCCCGTTCGCGCACCCCACGACAAAGACCATCGCACCCAACCGCACTATGCCTCGCATGGTACCCTCCTTAGCGTCCACAGGTTGCGCACCGCTGCGGCGGTGCCTGCTGCGTCCATCCCCACGGCGAGGCATCGTCGTAGAAGCGTGCTGGATGCCGCACCGAGACGTGTACGTGGTTGGTATGCGGGTTCGACCCTGAGTAGGCGCGCCACAGTCCTGCCTTGTGCGCTTGCCCGTGGCCGCTCATGATGCGCCGGTTGGAGATGACGTACTTCACCCGCTGCTCGCCGGCGAGGATCCGCTCACGGAGCCACTCCGCGAACTTGTGCGCATCGAACCCGTTGCGCGGGTCATGCGTGAAGTCCCGGGCGGTAACTACCTTGCAACATTTACAAGGATTATGGTCCGATGTGCTCGCCGCGTGGCGCGCATCACCGATCCCGCCGTCGCTCACCTTGGAACGGTTTGGCGCAGACGCATTGATCTCGCCAAGCAGCCCCAGCGACCCCGTCGCCCCGAGCGACTTCGCCAGCCGCCAGCTCATGGGGTCACTCCTTGGACCGGCGGCGCACCGGGCTTGAGCGTCGTCGTCGTGTACCCGTAGTACCCGCCGCCCGGACCACCCTCCTGCGGCCGACGATACGCGCCGTTGTCCCGACAAGCCGCCAGGGAGAGGAGCACCACGATGATCACCGTTCGAGCGCCCATTGCATCACCAGCCCCTTCAAGAAGTAGCCCGACACCCAGCCCGCCGCGAGCCCGAACACGAACCACTTCATCCGCAGCAGGACCGCGTCGAGCATGTCAGGAGAAGATCTCCGCGGCGACCCAGAGCGCCAGCCCAAGCGACATCAGATGCACCCGGCCGCCCCAGCCGAGCCCACCCGAGAACACATCCGCGACGAAACAGCCAAGCGCCGCGAGCCGCAGAATGCGTGCCTCGGGAATCCTGAAGGAGACCTGCTGCGATTCTGTCGGCTCACTCATGATGCTTCCCTCCGTCGCTCACGCCGCACTCCGCTCGCAGGGCTCTAGCGCGCCTTGCGGCACAAAGTATGCCGCACGCACGTTGCGGCTCGGATCATCGGCCCGCCAATGCTGAGCACACTTCCCCTGCCCTGCCTCGAGGACGCCCGCGACACGCCAGTCCCGCGTATCACCCACCATCAGCACAAAGCGGCGCGCATCCGGATCGGCATCGTGCAAGAGCAAGCATCCGTCGTCACGGCTCGTGGAACGCACGCCATAGCCCGCGACGTCGCCCACGTCGGAGTCCGGATCAGTCGCCCCGGGCCAGTAGACACCGCACCATTTCGCAAACGCCAGCTCCGCGATTGCCGCCTCGATATCCATGCCCCACTGATTCAGCGTCGACATCCCATAGGTCTGCTCGCGACGCCGTTGCCGCGCTTTAATGTGCCGATAGACGCCCGTCCACGCACCACGGGCGACTTCCGTCCATGTGAGCCGCACCCACTCAGTCATGATGGTTCTGCTGCCACCACTCGACCAGCATATAGCCCATGGCGACGACTGCCCCGACCACCACCACCACCGTGAACCAGCCCCCCCAGCTCACGCGCCCTTCCGCTTCTGCTCTTGCATGAACTCCTTCAAGAGCTGCGTCTGATCCTTCAGCGCCTGCGTGTGCGCCTTCATCTCCTGCAACTGCCCATCCATCGACACCGCGATGTAGTGCAGGTCGCCGGTGAAGCGCCCGAGCAGGAACCACAGAAGGACAGCCGCGACCACCACCGGGAAACCCACCTGCACGATGGCCCGCGAGGCGATGTCCACCCACCCATGCCCAAGCGAGTTCGGGGGAGCGCCCGCCGCAGCCATGGCGGGGCTTGCCGTCTACCACATCGCGTCGGTTAGCCAACCCCGGGGTGGGCTAGGTAATGGGATGGAATCTGCTAGACGGCTCGGCAGTGATGGCTACCCATGCGCCGCGGAAGCCCCCACCCCGCGCGTCGCATGCCACCCACAAGTCACCACCACACAAGCCGCCCGTCCCGAAGAAGCCCTCACCCGTACCCGTCACCAAGAAGCCCCAGAGGAGGACGCCCCCAATGCCCACCCCAGAGTCGCATCCCCACAACACCGAGCACCCCCAGACCACCCCAAGCCCGTCGGGCGCCCCCAAACCCGACGACAAGCCGAAGGTCTCCCTCAAAGACGCCTGCCAGCACATCCTCTCGGCCTGCGATGCCCTGCAAGAACGCCTCGGCCACGCCTACGGCTGCCCCGCCGCCTCCTCCGGGGAGTGCACCTGCGGCTCCAAAGCCCTCCATGAGGCGCTCCACGAGCTGCACGACGCCCTCGGAGCCTAAATCGCCCAAAAAACGAGCAAAATCGGCTCTGCAGACGCGAAAAATGCCCCGATACGGCCACCCGAGCGTCATTCCCTTCCCGGAGCAGCCCAAATCACCGAAATCACGCCCGAAATCACGCAAAACACGCAAAATCTACGCCGAACGCCAGCTCGCGGCCCTTCGACAGCGCTGCATCCACGTCGTCACCGCCTTCAAAGACGCCCAAGTCGGCCCACGCTGGCTCAACCGCCGCTACGACCACACAAAATCCTGCCGCTTCCGCGATGCCGGCGTCTGCATCTGCGGCGCCGACCGCCTCCGTGACGCCATCAGCGCGCTCCACGCCAGCATTTGACTTTTCCCGCCCTGACGCGCTGCGCCTTGACCGCGGCCTTGTACCGTGCTCCCTCTCCCCTCGCACTCGACCACCGCCTCAAGAGCGCCGCTAGCCTAGCCCTAGCCCTTGGGATCCAACCCGGAACCACGTGCTTCGAGTGTAACACCTCCGATCTACCGCCCGTCGCACACCTCGTCCCGACCGCCTCAGCCGGTAGCTCATCACGCTGTGGCGCTAGGCCGCTATATTGCTACCGGAACCTGACGCAGTGCGACCGCCGGTCGCTTGTGAGCCGCTCCCTACCGGTCGCTCGCCCCCGGGGAGGCCGCCGCGACCCACGCACTGTCAGCCAGGCTGCTAGCTGGCTGGCTAGCTGGCTGCTACCGCAGGCAGTAGCAGCCTGCTACCATGCTGCGACACAGGGAGGTCGTAGCCAGCTAGCAGGCTAGCACCCCCCCGGGGGGTCGCAAGCGCGCAGCGCTTGGGGGGGCAGCGAGCGGCAGCGAGCGGCTGTCCCCGCCCGGCCGCTGCCAGGCCCGCGGGGGTCATCGACCGCCGAGCGCGTGGGCGACCGACGCACGCGAGCCTGCTAGCGGTGGTAGGGCCGTCGGTGGTCCGGGGCTAGCGACCCCCGGGGCGGGTATGGTAGCGCGGGCGACGGATGGGCGAGCGCACCGGACCGGGGTTCTTTCGAAACGCACCGTCTCCGGCGGTCGTGGCGGAGCGCTTGGCGCGGGCGACGGTGGCGGCGAAGGTCTCCCGCGAGCGGCGGAAGGCCGAGCAGACGGCGTGGCTTGAGGGGCTCTCGGGCATGGGGCTCGACGAGCTGCGGATTTCGACGCCCATGCGGCTCTGGTCGGTGGCGATGCTGCATCTGGGGGGGTACGATGCCGCGTCGATCGCGCGATGTCTTGGCTACTCTGACCAGGCGAAAGCCTCGAAAGCGCTGA